CCCAGGAGTCCTTGATGTTCTTGGCGTTCTCAGGTGTGATATTGCCCGGAGCGATAAGGATGCCGCTCGGCGTGGAACTGTTCCCGAAGAATGAGGCGACGTTGCGCTGAATCTTCATCCCTATGCCAGCCGCGATGGCCGCGGCATACAGTGGCGAGATGCCCACCAAAGGGTGGTACAGGCAGTTCATCCGGTCATGGATGATCTCGCCCGCGGGGACAGTGATGCTGGCGTCCGGCACGCCCGCCAGGTTGTCCTGGCTGAGCTGGTAGAAAACCGAACCATCATCGGACACCATGGGCGTCACGCGGCAAGGGTCCAGCACGTAGAGCCGAACAACCCGGCGGCTGTTATCACGCTCTTTCAGTGCGTAGGTGTTGCCAAAGCGCAGCTTGGACATCATCCACCACTGCTTGAACTGGATGTGGTTCTGGTAGCGGTTCGGCTTGCGCAAAGGGAGCCAGAAAGGCGATGAGTTCTCGACTTCCGACCAGATCCCGTTGTCGTCCTTTTTCACCAGCCGCGCGCGCAGCTTGCCGATGTCGTTGGCGATCAAGGTGATGCAGGCGTAGACGATGGGCGAGCACAGCACATCCTTCGCCTTCAACTCATCATTGCGCTGCCAGGCACCTGTGTAAGGCTCGCTGACCCATGGAAACCAGCCGCGACCACTGCCCGGCACCGACGACAGCACGCTCTTGCTGCGCGCCGATGCGCCCAGAGCGCGGAGCAGTGAAACTTCAGCCATTCAGGCCTCTCTTGATGTATGCCGATGCGCCGAGCAGACCAACGCCGCCAGCCATCAAGGCCCAGCCCGAGCCGAATTGCACATGTACCCCAGCCACGATGGCGCTGATCCCGGCCAACCCCATGGCGATGTGCCATAGCACGGCATTGGCGGCCATCTCGCGCACCACGCCATACATGCCGGCAAGCATCAGCTGGATTCTGGAAATCATTGCGCCTTAGCCTCGCGCAGAGCTGCACGCACCTTGTCAGCACCTGCCGCGTGGTGCACCTGGACACCGCGCTCCTTGGCGATGGCGTGCAGTGCATCCAGCCCATCGTCACCCAAGGTGGCGGCTGCCGGCTGAGCCTGCAATGCAGCAGACGCCTTTGCTGGCTCCATGTTCCTCGTCAGGTACTGGCCCTTTCCAATGAACACCATTGCACGAGCCTGAGCGGGGGTGAGCATCTTTACTTTCCCGTCTCGCATTTGAACTTCGATTTTCATAGGTTCTCCCATGCAGCCATGTGGAAAGGGCCTCCCAAATGGGAAGCCCTTTCGGCCTGGATGCTTATGCGCCCCAGTTGACGCCGGTCAGGTAGCCGAACGACGATTCGCGGCGACGCTTCCAGTTGGCGAAGCGGTGCATGCGGAATGCCGTGCTATCGGTCTGGTACATGGAAACGACTTGAGTCGATGTTCCTGTCGCGCTGTTGTTGGTGGGGTTGTCCAACAGTTGGATAGATGCTTGGTTGGACCAGTCCACGGTTGCCTGACCATCATCGGCATACCAGACGTCCTCAGCATTCATCATCGCGACGATGCCACCCGACGAGTCGAAGGGAACGTAGCCAGAGACGATCACGGGAACGCCGCCGATTTCGCCACCGCGGCGAGAGATGCCTGGGAATTCGCGCTGCCCCAGAGGGTTGTACATGTTCCCCAGCGCCGCGGCCGTCTTGGGGTGCATGACGTACACCATGGTGTTCAGCGGATTGTTGGCGTCGTCCGCAGGCGCCTGCAGGGCGAGCAGATCAGCCCGGACGGCATCAGCGTCGGTCCCACTGGAAACGATCGGTGTCACGCCGTACAGGATGCCGGCAGGAGAAACGTTTGCTGCGCCTTGGAACTCAGGATTGATAAAGTCCGCGTTCATGCGCGCAGCACCCGCTTGAGCGAGGCCGTTACGGATCAACACTTCGATCGCTGGGTCAGAGAAGCGGATCATTTCATCGGTAGCTACCGACATAGCAGCCACCTTGAACCATCCGAAGTAGACATCATTGAAGTCGAACTTAGTGACCGGCTTCGGCGCACCCTCTCCTGTCCAGTAGGCCATGCCACCCGATGTCTGACCCTTGATGTGCACGTTGAAGGGGACGCGGTTGGCGGCCGGGATACTGCCGGTGCCGAACTGCCCCAGGATCGTCAACGCACGCTGGTACTCCACGAAATCCTGGGTGTAGGTGTTGTATGCCAGAAGAGGGCCGGCCCACGTCGCGTCACCAGTAGTCGCAGCTGCGACGGTGGCCTTGATGACGGCCTCGATGCTGCGGCCACCCATGCCCTTCAGCACTTGGGCAACGGGCGACTTATCGCCGTAGTGCTGCTCGGCCAGTTGAGCCGCGATGCCGACGTTGTTCTTCGCGGCATACATGCACAGGGCATGGCGCGCGAACATCAGGCCGGGCTCTTCCTTCAGCTTGACGGCCCTGGACACGATGCCGGGGGCGCGGGAGGCATCAGCCTCTTCCTGGTTGGATCCCTTCACAGGCGTCAGGGTCTTGCCCATCGACTTCTGCAGGATCTCCATGTCGCCCAGCTCTTTGTCCACGGCACCCAGGTCGGCCGTGATCTGGTCGAATCGCTCTTGCTCTTCGGCATCCTTGCCGCGGCCTTCGCCAACGGCCTTGCTCTGGATTTCCAGACGCTCCTGCGTCAGTTCCGCCTGCTTTTCCTTCAGCGCGGCGATTTGTTCTGCGATGTTCATGCTGTCCTTCCCTTTCTTCCGGGCATAAAAAAACCCGCCAGAGGCGGGCTGCTTTGGTGTTCCCGAAACGCCGGGAGGTGGTGCGGATTTCTCCGCCGGTTCGACGCCGCTGCGCGCTTTGCTGCCAGACGAGGCGCGCGCTGCGGTGTCGAGAGACTTGATGGATGTGATAGAGGCTTCTGCATTAGCTGGCACGGTCACTGCAGACAACTCATGCCAGTTCCACCTGATATAGCGAATTCCCGTCTCAATGACGGAGTAGTCCAGATACGAGAAGCCAATTGACAAGCCGCGCACGAGACCAGTCTTGATGGACTGCCATGCTTCTTCCAGGCGCGCCAGCATCTGGCTTGGCATGTCTGGCGTTGGCTTGACGAGGCGAACGCGCACCTCAATTCCCTTGGAGGTCACATTGGCAGCAGTGACCTGTCCGACTGGCTGCAGATGGTCGTGCTGCCAGAGAAAAGGCACGGGGAGCGTGAACTCAGCGCCGCCAGGCTCCACGATGTCGCCCATGCGGTCAGTGCCGGGCGTGCTGGCAATACCAGCGATCTCGCGCTTGTCCTCATCGACGGCCTTGACGACCATCGTGGAATAGACGCGGTTGATGGTTTTAGGGTCCATTGGGGCTCCCAGAATGCAAAAACCCGCCGAAGCGGGTTCAATGTTTGTAGTCAGTGATCAGACAAAGAAGACTTGGTAGTTGGCCGGTTTAGCAGGCGCCTCTTGAGGCATAACCCCAATCGCCTCAGCCAGCGCCACCATGCCGTCAATCCGGCGAGATTCGGTGGTTTTGCCGAACTTCCGAGTCCCCGTAGTTGGGCCTTCGACAGCGACAGCGTTTGCAGCACACATCGTGAGCACCGGATGATTTCCGTGCTTCAGCTTCTTGCCAAGCAACCTCGCTTCCAGTTCGCGCAAAGCCGGACTCATGGACGCGAAGCCCTGCCCGAACTCCACGAACTTCTCCAGCTCATCGGCCGTGAATCCGGCCTTCTCCAGCCATGGCCTCAGGAATCGCATGTTGTATCTATCAAAGGCCAACGCCTGCACCTTGCAGCGGTCAAATACGCCGCGCAGGTACTCTGCGATGTACTCGTATTCAATGGCGCGGCCAGGCGTAAGAAGCAGATGGCCATCCTTTGCCCACACGTCGTAGGGCACTCGGTCGGCACGGCTCTTTTCCTCAATTCCTTCTCGCGGCAGCCAGAACGTCGGCAGCACGCTTCCATCCTTGCCAACCAGCACCAATGCGGTCAGGTCAGACACGCTCGACAAATCTAGCCCGCCCCAGACCTCTTCGCCGTCGAGATCGGCCGGCGCCGCGCCGTTCTCCAACCAGATCGTGCGATTAACAAAAGGGCTACGCGCCTCGACGCGCTGATTCAGGATCAGGTTCCGGTAGCCCGCCTCCATGCTCGGTAGCCGCTTCGCGTCTGAAGCCTGCTTGCGAACCTCTTCGCGATTCATGAACACGTCGAAGTGCGGGTTCGCGGCCCTAATCGCCTCATCACTGAAAGGATCCAAACCCATTGGCGCCGTGTGCAGCGCCACCTTTATTCGTGGGTCTGTTCCCGTCAGTGCATCGTCAATCAGAAGGCTCAGCAAATCTGCATCTGTAGGCGCTTGAGTGCTGATGATGATTGACAGAGGACTCTCATGCGCAGCAGATGCGGTCTCAATCGCCTCGTATAGTTCTGATCGCGGACCCTTCACTTGGCCAAGTTCATCGTGCACCGAGAAAACGGGGCTCAAGCCGTATGCTGTCGAGGCATCCGCAGAGAGCGCCCGGTATACGGAACCCAACTCCGCGCAAGTCAGCATCTTTCCAGACTCCTTGACTGCGACGTATTCGCTCAGCTCAGGAGACATTCGCACGACCTTGGAGGCGTATCCAAACAGGATGGCGGCCTGGTCACGCGACTGCGCGGCGCTGTACAGCTGGCTGTTTGGTTTGGCCTCTGGCCCGCAAAGATGCAGCAACAACAAGAACGCCGAAAAAGCCGTCTTGGCATTCTTCCGGGCCATGCTGAGGATGAACGTCCGCGTGGGCGTTTCATACAGCTGGCAGATCCAGCCCTTCTGCATGTCCGTCAGCTTAACTCTCTGGCCAACCAGTTTCCCATCAGGGATCCTGCACATCGCCTCGATCCAAGCGATGTTTCTCTGCCCTCTAGTCGGCTTCTTCAACCGTCAACTCCCAAGGCTTGCGAGAACGCCCCATATTGGCATTTGCACGCCCTACAGTCTTCGCCTCAGCCATCGCTTGACGCGTGATCCTCAGCCGAGTAGCCAAGGAAGACGCAGACCGCACCTCGCGCTCACGCATCTTCAAGAGCGTGTCGTACCTCTTCAACCCGTCGTTGTCCCTGAGCCATTCGCGGTCGAACCCCTTGATCTCGTCATCGAGAACCTGGGCAGACACTGTGTGCTGGCAGTACATATCCAGCATGTCGCGGTTCAGCTCAGTGAAAGCGCCAGCGGGCTGGTCATTCACGACCCGGCACCACACCGTTTGCTCTGCATCCGACTGATGCAAAGACGGCTTCATACGGGATGTGGAAACAACAGGCGCGACTTGGGCCGCCACTGCGATCTGTGCAGCAGACTTTCGGCCTCGTTGCGCCATATGAAACCTTTTTTGTGGACGTTTAGAAAAGGAAGACTGGGGGCGCGGTGTCCTGGCTGGTCGCCCCTTGGTTCGCGGGACACCCCCCGCACCACCTATGAAACGTATCTATTTTGCAACGTTTCACTTATTAAACGTATGATTTATGCAACATTTCCACATTGTGGAAATTACCGCAAAGGCCAGCCATCCACGCC